AATTGACAATCTGTTCCTTGTTCGACTAAGTTTTTACAAAATTCTCCATCCCCACCCGTAACTAATATTCTATTCATTTATTTTATATAAATCTAAACACTCATTTCCTTGTGGCAATTGCGTTCCACTTTCTGATGTCGTTAGATGAAACTCTTCATCAGACTTTATAGTTTTCCATCTCCACTTTGGGTGTATTTCTAAATTGACAGGCATATTTCTAACCTCTTTTGTTTTACCATCCCAATGTCCAGGCCACCATACGCCAGTCTCTTCGGGAGTATTTTCAAACTCTTTATTTTCAAACTCCATTCTTTTTAAAGAGAAGTTATTGGTAAGAACATATTTTACATTAGCATTCAGTAAAAAGTTTATTATCTCATCAATCTCTTCTTGAATACAATGGTTCAATACATCAAACATCATAACCAAATCCCATTCATTTTTTGGATACTTCAGAGTTCTTGGACTGTAAAATCTGTAATTCTCATTTGGGTTTGTCATATCACATTGGTAAATTTCTAAAGTATCTGTTTCTTTATAAAGATTTTCTGCTACGCATCTTTCTGAAATATCTACTGCAGCATATCTTTTTATTTTATCTAAGTTCAGTTTTTTTGCCCAATACAAATCACCACAACCTATATCTAAAATGTTCTCTATTTCATAATCTTCTAAAATATTATTTATTACTCTGATTCTTCTATCAGCTTCTTTTACAGTTCCCTCTCCACTTTTAGAATCAGTATGCCACCAGTTAAGATAATTTTCATCATATACTTTATCCCAAAGTTCTTTTGGTTGTAACTCTAAATCTTTCCACATTGGTCTTGTAGAAGTACCAATGCCTGCTTTATATGTTTCTAAATCAAGTACTTTATATTTTTTACTCATTATCCCACTCCAAATCATTATTGAATTTAGCTTTTATTTGTTTACCCTCTTCATCCTTAGACCAAAACATAACTCCTAACGTTTTTCTATCCATACCCTTTGTAATCTCAGGTAAACCATGCCAAGAATTATCAGAACATTTGAACACATTTAACTGATTAAATTTATATGGTATAGTTCCTTGCTCTTTCCCATCACTTACTCTTAAATCAAAAGAAGAATCGTAATCTTCTGACAAACAGAGTATAGCACTAAACTCCCTTTTCCAATCGTTATGTATTCCGTGATGACTAGCATCTACATGCGCTCCTAAATAACCACCTTCACCATTTTTATTAGGTGTAATCATCATACCACCACCATAGTGAGACATATCGGGAAAACATTTAGTATCGAATCCCATCTCATTATCGGGATTACAATGTGTTGCTATATAGTCTAATAAAAGTAAGGCGGGTGCTGGTACATTCTGACGACCTAACTTAGAACAATACTGAATCTGTCCAGCATCATCACCACCATATTTAACCCAATCTTTTACATCATCAAAGCTTTCAGCAGCTGCTCTTACCATAGCCTCTGATGGATGAAAGTTTTCTATAGTCATCCAAGGATATGGATTATAACTTATAGTTCTAGCCATTTTTTATCTCCACAAATTTTTTAAAGTCCTCTATATAATCAGAAGGATCGTATAAAGTATTCGACAATACCAATAACACAGAATCCTTACTAGTATAAATTTGTTCATCCCAAATCATTTCAGGTATGTATAAAGCCTTCCACGGTTTATCTAATATATGACTTGATACAAACCCTAAACCATCATCACATCTAACAATAATCTTACCAGCTATAGAAATTAGTAATTGTTTAGTTTTATAGTGACTATGCTTTCCTCTGTCGTTCTGATTATGTACACCAAATACATAGAACATTCTTTTAACTTCAAATGGAACATCTTTATGAAATTCAATTGGTGCCAATTTTCCATCGTAATCTTCAATATACTTTAAATTGATTCTTTTAACATCATCTATCGTTGTCATCTAATTCCACGCCTCATTAGGTTTTGAAATCTGATAAACAGTTGTCTCATCATTCCAATGAGAACCAATGTTTGTAATATCCCATTTTTTGTTGTTCTCCAATATTTCTCTACAACCACTTAAATCATATGATATATGTTCAAAGTCATCAAAAGGATCATCGTAAAATGTTCCAAATATAAGAGCACTGTGTCTTGCCTTTTCAACTAATTCTTCAACAATTTCTTCAGGCTCTGAAGTATGTTCTAAAACTGCCATAATATGTGCGTAATCAAATTTAGGTAGTTCGGGAACTAATTTACTATGTGTAACTTCTATAAACTCATAATTAATATTTCTTTTTTTACAGAGATAATCTAGAAATTCAACAAAAGATTCTCTGTTAATATCTACCAATGTTAATTTGTTTGGGATTCCCATTTCGGTTAATTGTTTACAAATAGATATTGTCCAATAAGCTAAACCACAACCATAATCAACTATTGATATTTCTTTTAAATCTTCATTATTTTGATTTCCACCAACCCAACTGATATTCATTTGACTATAATTATATTTATCACGCAAATTATTAACAAAATCTCTTGTAATATCTTTCAAATGTTCTTCATTTAGTGAAGGACCGTAAGACAACATTCTCATTAAATCTAAATCTTGCATATAAATATACATTTTTCTAAAATCTATTCTGTCATCATTGTAGAAACTACTTTCTTTTTCTTTTGAAATGTATTTCCACTGCATAATCTCTGCCATAGTGTCTCCAAGCTCTAACAAACCCTCACCATTCCAACCTTTACCATCTTCAAAAGCACCCATAGATTTGTAAAAAACCTTTCCAACTGAACCTCTATCTAAATTGTTCTTTTCAGAATAAAAATCCATATACTCTTCCAAGTAGTTTTTCATTTATTTGCCCTTCCCCATTCCTCTCCGAAATGTCCAACTGGTACTCTGAACTCATCGTTGGGATTATACTTCTCTGTTAGGTAATATAGTAGTATAGAACCTGGTTCTAATGCTTTATATCCGTGATAGACTCCTGGTTTCATTTCAACGACTCTCGGGTCTTTGTCTGATAGATACACAAAATCACAACCATCTTCTTCGGTAGCCATTCCCACCTTAAAAGAACCTTTGATGCAAGTCCAATAATCCGATTGTATATCGTGTTTATGCCAAGCGACAATGTGTTCTGTACTATTAACGTATGAAACATTTATTTGTCCGTCTAAAACTTCAAAAACATCTAATAACCTTTGAGCTCTATCATCCTCATTGTAATACATATCAATCTCCTTTATGAAAATGTCATTATTTTTGGTACATGCGTTATGAATTGTCCACCACCAGCAACAAATTCACTTTCCTTATTTGCTATAACATCTTTGAAGTTCCAAGCGCCTAAGAAAGCATAGTCGTAATCATTTAAGTTTACTGACTCTCTATCTACTACAGGTATGTGACTACCTGGCGCAAGTAAGTTCTGTTTATCAGGTGTTGTGTCGGTAATACAATCAATCAAAGAACTATCAATACCACAATAATTAAATACAGTAGTAGACTTTGATGTAGCACCAATACTGATTATCGATTTACCATTATGTCTTAGGTTTTTCAAACACCTAAGCAACTCATCCTTTGAGTCTTTAACTCTTTTGGCAAATATTTCATATGTTTCAAAATTACCAACTCCAAAAGATTCTTCCTCTTTTAGATTTCTGTGAACATTTTCACTTATAGTATTGTTAGATGGAATATTTGGTTTTTTAGCATAGATTCTATTAGAACCACCGTGAACTGATAAGTTGTCAACATCAAATATAATCAAACCATTCTTTCTTAAAATATTATCGAGTGCTGTGACTGAAAATACATGCGCGTGTTCGTCATATATTTGGTCATATGAACCTCTTTCTAACATCCTAAGCAAAGATGGGTCTTCAAATACAAACACTCCTTTATCACTAAGTAAGTTAGCTACTGCACTAAAACAATCGTCTAAGTCCTGTATATGACATATACAATTAGCAGAGTAAATTAAATCCATCTCACCATTGGAATCTTTAATCTTCTGAGAAAGTTCTGTTGTCCAAAACTCTGTGCTTGTTTTGTATCCCATATCAGCCGTAACCTTTGCAAAATTATCACAAGGTTCTACACAAATAGAATTTTCTTTTTCAAAATTACTTATGAAAGGACCGTCATTAGAACCTATCTCCAATACTTTATTAGGTTTAAATCTTTCATCTAACATTTGTGCAGTATCTCTGAAGTGATTAACCATTGGTGTAGACAATGATGTATTGTATTTATAATCTTCATTGAACATCAACTCTGGCTTTACAAAGTCCTTCATAGAAACTAATTTAGTCTCTTCGTCAAAAACTACTTTTAAATCAAAGAAGAACTCATCATTAATTTCCTCTTCTTTTAAAAACTTATTTGCTATAGGTTGTCTACCTAAGTCTAAAAACTCTCTCTTCATCTAACTAACTCCTTATTTGTAAATATTAAATCTTTCTGAACTATTGTGTCTCCATCATAATGTTCACCGACACTCATTCTTTCCTCAAAACCAATCTCATTCATATAGTCAATAGTTTCTTGGTCTGTTGGTGCTCCTTCATTATATGGTATAAAAGAAACTTCCAATATAACCGCTTGTGCTCTACTAACCAAATCTTTACCACCCTTCAATATATCTATTTCAGAACCTTGCGTATCAACTTTTATAATATCAAATACAGCATCATCCTCAAATAGATTATCTAACTTCTGTAAGGTTACTTTACTTTCCTGTACCAGTTGTGGTATATCCCAATAGTTATTCTCTTTGTAATAAGAATTACCCTCAGTATGTGGTTTATCACTTCGAGTGTAAAAAGTAACATCTCTTTCCTCATCACCCATAGCAGCAATCAAATAATTATCACCATTAGCACTTGCTATGTTTCTTAGAACACCTTCGTGTAATGGATTAGCTTCTATCATAAATACGCCAGCATCACCCCAAACCCTTTTAGCCCAACTATGAAACTGACCTGAATGTGCACCTATATCTAAGATAGCATTTGGATGGATTCCTAATTTATCAACATCCTCTAATCTCATTGTTTCTCCAGCTCTATACGCCATTGTAAATCTCCAATTTCTCTACATCTTTACATACTTTTTTAATTTCATTATAATACTTTCCGTGACCTTTTGCTGGATTAACACCCCACGGTTTGTGTAATCCAAATGGTGCTTTGTCATCCAATGGATACATATAACCATTGTCTATTGAGAAGTTCAACACATCTCTTACCTTTGGTTTAGTTCTTATTCTGTCTGTCACAAAGTAATCCTCACAAGGATTTCCACCTCTCTCTAAATATGGTTGTAATTCGTTTTTAATTATGTCCAACATAAAACTCTTCTTTCTAATTGACAACCCACCATTCATAACCTTTGAGTAATCATTGTCTAACATATCTAATTGATTTCCCCAATAACCACCTATGAAATCAAAGTGTTCAAAGTCCTCAACTTTATGTTCTGAATTAGGACATAGCATCGAATCACATTCAAAGTACAATACAGTTTCACCAACCACCTTATTCCAAAAATCTTCCGTTAGCATAATCTCTAAGCTAGAGTCATCAGCAGATATTGAATCTATTCCTAAATTTGTAAACTCAACTTCTTTCCAAAGCAACGTCATATCATTTTCAACAGAATCATAAACATAATCATAGTTAGATGTACCGTGAAATACCTGCAGACTCCAATCATCTGGCAAAATCGACATAACATTATTAATAACAAATGGGAAAGCATCGTGTTCTCTGGTTTCTACTATGACTGCAACCTTACTCATTTGAAATCCATAAAAGCTAATGTTGTTGCCCATTTATAATTTTTATATCTATCCATTCCAACTAAAACTTTACAATCGGTTATTTTCTGTCTAATTCCAACCATCTGTTCATTTGATATATGTTTAGTTTCTAATATCGAACCATCATTGTTTTCAAAGTCCTTCATCAAATCTATTGTTATAGTGTCTCCTTCTTCAATAACTGAACTGTCGTATAGATTTGGCCATTGGTTACTGCCAGTATGCAAATCTTCTATTACATAAATTCCATTTGACTTTAATTGATTATATAAAGCTCTTAGAGATATTTGTTGTTGTCTCATTGAATGCCCACCATCATCGATAATAATATCAAATTCTCCACCATATAAACTACAGAATTTATTTAAATCCTCATCACTGGATTGGTCACCCTCAAATACAACTAACCTATCTTCATCTCTTTCATTCCATCCATCAACCATTTCTATTCTTCCACCAGTGTGTTTATTTTTAACAACCACTTCATAAAGTATTCTGCTGTCGATAGCATACACCATAGCGTTTGGAAAATATTCTAACCACATCAAATGTGAGCCACCTGTATTTAAGCCTATCTCCAATATCTTAGTAACATCATTTCTTATAGGTTCAAATTTATCTTCATAGTGTTGTAAATAACCTAAATCATATTTGTCACAATCATACTTAGCAGCTATCTCTGTCAAACTACTCATTTTAAAACCTCCATTAAAATTGATTTATCAATAAATATATTACACTCATAAATCTTATCATATTTTAGTGCTTCATCAACTACCATTTCTAAATCAATATCGAAATCAATTGTGAAGTTTGAGAATTGAGATATAATGCCATCCACATCATGCATCATAAAATCTGAAATCTTTGGTAAGAAATAACCTAAAGCTAATCCATGCGATACACCATAGTGTCCTGTTAATGGATAAGAAAGTGAGTGTAATAAATTAGTACCAGCAATTTCTATAGCTTTTCCTGCTTCTCGACCAGCCCTAATCAAATCGACATTACCTCTACCACTATTTCTTAATATCTTTAAAGCTCTATTACAATATTCTACGCTTTCTTTTGTAGCCTTTTTTGAATTCATACTATCCAAACAATGACTCACAACATCAAACGTAGTCTCAGCTACAATCCCATATGGTAAATTTAAGAACTCTGAGTTTATAATAACATCTCTTGGTTTATGTCTTTTTACACTACACTTCTTTTTACCATCCCAATAAACAGACCAAGAAGTTTCTGTAGAACCAGCTGCTGTAGTTGGATATGATATTATAGGATTCTTAGCTAGTATTTTTGCTGTATCTATTACAGCACCACCACCTATTGCTGTAACCTTTTCATAAGTTCCAAGCTCATCTAAAATACTAACATCAGGAGCTCCTTTTACAACTCTAACTTTATCAAATCCATCCATAAAATCTTTAGTAGATTCTGAACATACTAATAATGTACCATTAAATCCTCTCACTATTAAATAACTCCTTTATTTGTTTTGTATTCTTTTCACAATCTAATTCTACTCTTCCCTTCTTACCATCTTTGGTAATTGGGATTATATCATCAATACCTAAATAAGAATCTTCTAATTGAGAACTAAAAAACTCACCAACTGATTCGTGGCATCCATTATCTAAAACATATACAAAAAGATTACCCAACTCTCTATCAGCTATGGTGTGAGTTATTCCTAAGTGCATTAACAGAGCAGCATCTCCACTCAAAACTACAACCTCTTTGTTTGTATTCAAAGCCATACCGAATCCGATACACGGAGCCAATCCCATACTACCTTGCATATAGAATATGTTTTTACTTTTTGGATACATATCATAAACTGCTCTAGATATATAACCTGTATTGGTTACAAAGATAGCATCAGGATGTCTATCAAATATAAATTCTATAGCCTTTTTTCTACTTGACATTATTATCCCCCTCTACTATTATATAATTCCAATAACCAATCAAATCTAACATTTGTTTATCCACCCTACCCATTATCGCATGTTGTGGCAAAGTATGTCTGTGTCCTATCACTAACAATGGAAGTATATTGTGTGGTATACATAAACTTGTCAAAGCGTTTATACAATTGCCAAGTCCTGAGTTTTGTAAATAAACACAACTCTTCATACCAGCCAACTCTGCACCAACTGCGATTCCAATCGCTTGTCCTTCATTGGTTGCGGGTATGTGTTCAAATTCTGATTTCTGTATCTCTTTTATGAATGGTTTTAATCCACTATCAGGTACTCCTGTGAAGAAATTATAACCATCATCTGTAACTGCTTTAAGTATAATCATTTGGTATTAACTCCAAAACTTCTTTTATTGGTAAACAACTTTTATTAGCCTCATAAGACCTTTTATTTTCTAAAATAGATTTAGCAGTATTAATCATCGCTGGATAAGAACTTCTTAATAAATGATTAGCATAAATAACTACATCTACTCCAATATTAATTAATTCTTCTTCTACCACTCTATTATAAGTAGATGGCACAACCACCAAAGGAACTTTTTTCTTAAACTTTTCATAACGTTTACAGAAAGATAATATTTCATTGGTACTTTCACTCTTACTATGAATCATAATACCATCAGCACCATTACTGATATAAATGCTTGCTCTATAGATAGCGTCATCAATACCCTTATCTAATATAAAACTTTCTATCCTAGCTATAATCATAAACTCTTTTGTTACTAAAGACTTTTTACCCTCTGATATTTTGTTTCCAAACTCATTCGGATTATCTTGTGTCTGATTAGATGTATCTTTAAAAAGAGAGTTTCTTTTAGAACCAATCTTATCTTCAATTATTACAGCAGATACACCCATTCTTTCTAAGGTTCTTATTGTAAATTTAAAGTGTTCAATCATACCACCATTATCTAAATCAACAATCATCGGCTTTGTTGTAACATCAAATATCTCACTTAACGTTTGACTAACTGTGGTTATATCTACATACTGATTGTCTGGTTTACCTTTAGAGGCTGAATGAGTTAGGCTACTTAACCACATAGCATCAAACTCATCACTTCCCACCTTTGTTTTTTCTACGATTAAACCAGTCAATCCATTGTGTGCTTCTAATACCTTTACAATCGGTTTTGAATTCAACAATCTCTTTAACATCTTCCTTCTAATATCAGGCGTTGTTCCTATATCCTTTAAGTGATTGTGCAATTTAGTAGATGATACTCCTTTAGTATATGGAACATCAATAACTTCTCCACCCCACTCTTTTAACTTATCTATCACTCCCTGCCTAACTTGCTTTTGAACTCCTTCTTTCCAATCATCTCCGTGCACCACATATTTTGGTTTCAGTTCTTCTATGTTAGGTATATAATCCAATGTTTCTTGTGGTATAACTTCACTAACACCGACTATATTTTCTACAACTATTTTTCTTTCTTTGTAACTTAAAGCAGGTAATCTTTTATAACTAGCTATAGCAGAATCAGTAAGTAAACCTACCACAACATCTCCATATTTTTTAGCTTCTTTTATTATATTAAGATGTCCGTGATGAATTAAATCAGCACACATTCCAACATAAACTTTGCTCATCCTATTACTCTTCTCTTTACAGGTTTAGGTTCAGCTCTTTTCTTTTCCTCTTCATCTTCTCCATCTACTCTCCTAAAGTACCATTCCCAAGGCCCATCTAAAAGGTGTTGTTTTAATTTTTCACCAATTTCTGATTCTATTACATTTGGTATATCAATGGTATTTGTAGTTTTATTGTAGATAATAACTCTTTCTTGTTGATTGTGAAATTGTCTTTTATGTGCATTCGGTGAGTGGTTTATATATTGTATGTAACGATCCTCATCTAAAGCCTTCACAGCAGATACTGTTGAAGCATAATTAGGATTTACAGCACTTCTACCATCTTCACGAACATAAATTCTATCCATATCCAACTCACCGAAAGCATCATTTGGCAAAGGAATGTGCTCTTCATCTCCTTTACTTGTATCATATACTCTATTTAATACTGTATTCTTAAAGTCATCGCAACCTATTATTTTCTTAATATCTTTTCTGCCACTAATATTATCCTTAACACCACACCAAGCCAACCAAGAATCTGGCGGCGGCATCATTATATTAATATTATGTGGTTCTCCATGATCTGCAAATACCCAAAATAAAGAATCCGGTTGTTCAAAATCCATTTCCTTTATCATATCAGCATACATATCTATTATATTTTCAGAAGTAGCTTCTATTGTCTCACCACCGTAATTTATATGATGTCCTCTAGCTGAGTCGTGGTAGTGATTAAACTTTAAAACTATGAAGTGATTTGGTTTAGATGGAATGTCTCGAGCTACACCATCTGTTGGTAAGTTCTGCATCTTTTTTATAAAAGTATTCTCATCTCGCATTGAATCGTATTCATAGAATTTCATATTGTCTGTTCTACCACATATATCATCAGGTAAAAGTTTAAAGCTAGTGTCTCCGAAATCACCTCTTCCTCCATCTCCTCTAGTTAATGGCATTGAGTGAATATGTATTGTCCAATCATTAGGAATCATATGAAACAACATCTGTTCATCCCACTTCTTCTTATCAGTAACCAATCTACCATACGAATGTGAATGACCAACCCCACCTATTCCAAACATTTCTGTTGGCGTTTTGCCACCAAACATAGTTATAAGAGTTGGCACAGTAGAACTACAAGTTATGTGGTCTGAAAATTGTACTCCCTTACTATTAAAAGCATCTCTAATCTTTCCGTGTCTTGGAACTGTGTCCATTAGTATACAATATATCTTCATTATATTCTCCTTTCTAAATAGTGGTCTTGTACAGCATCGTGACCAACGTGTAATATTATTTCATTTCCACAACCTATGTGTCCAACACCAACTCCAAATTGTTTTGGCATCGGATACGGATATACTCCTGTATTCCAAGCTGCTCTACTCAATTGTAAAGGCCCCCTCTTTGGATTAGATTTCATAAGTTTAAGAAACTCACTTAAATAAGCCCGACCTCTATTATCATCTGTACGAAATCCAGTCCACCACAAATCATATGTCAATGTATTTCCGCCACTCTCATCTTCTCCTATACGATAATCTCCATCATTCCCACGAGTATGTAAACCATCAACCTTAACCATTTGTCTCTCATTTTGTGGACAACAAATTCCAAATCTTTTTATGATAGGAACTAAAGTTCTGACTTCATCAGATACAAACATCAAATCTGAATCCATAGCTATAGCAACATCTGCTGTAGACTCTAATAAACCTTTTATCTGATAGTAGTCACAACAATGATAGCCCCACTTTAATTTACCGCTACCCTCTTTATAATTCTTATCAAAGGGCGTTGATTCAGGATCTACATACCTAAGTTCCACATCGTAATTATCACCTATTGATTTGTCATCCGAATAACAAATTATATTAGCTTCAGGAAAATACTCCTTAACTCCCTCATATGTTGGATCTAATCTACCGATTGGATTTTCCCACTTTTGATTAGCTTTATCTCTATCACCAAACTCTGCGAAAATTATATCTAAACTCAATATGTTCCCCCTAATAAAATTCTTCTTATAGATTTATACACATCTTTATCTGATATTAAACTCATACACTTACCATCATATGGACACGGAAACTGATCGTAACAATTCAAACAATCTAACTCCTCTCTAAATAGTTTTATACCCAACCCAAAAAGATTAACTTCCTGATGTGGTGTCGGACCAAAGAAACTAACTATTTTTGTACCTAATGAGATAGCGATATGTAAAGCAACTGTATCGCCTGTGACTATAACATTTGCCATTTTAATCAAATAACTAAACTCTTCTATTGAATAATTATCTGTTAGGTTTATCAAACTGTCCGATTTATTTTCGTCATATAATTTTTTATTTAATTCAACTTCAGACTTTGAACCACAGAGTAGAACGACACACTCACTATCTTTTGATAAACGTTTTATGAGTTTATTGTATCCATCATAAGTCCATTTCTTATGTGGGTATACAGGTCCACAACCAGTGTTTAATATTATCAAATCTTTAATATACAAAGGCTGTAGATTATCATCGCTGTATAGAAATGATTCCTTAAAGCTTTTAAACCTTTCTGAATCCAACTCAAAAAATGGTTTCTCATTATCATAATCTAAATCAGCTACTTCAAATATTAATTGTTGATAGCTTTTTTGATTCTTAGTTTTCCCACCATAATTATCCAAACAAATGTTATAGTGGTATTTACTACCATCGTTTAAGGGTACAACATGCCCTTCAGAACTCAATCCATAACCTCTTTTATCTTCTGAATTAAAAGACATCATCATTGATGTAGCCTTTGGGTCTTTGTCTAAATTTATAATAGTATCGAATTTTTCAAATTGTAATCGTCTTACATTTTCTGTATTGTATTCTAATGTTCTATCTACGAATGGATTTGACTCTACAAAATATACAGCATCTTTCACAGTCAACCAACTCAACTGGCAATTAGGATACTTCTTTTTGATTCCTTCCGCTAGAGCAGTTGCTCTAACTACATCACCCAAAGCATCTAATTTTATTAATAGTATTCTTTCATTATATGGATTATGGTGTTCACATTCAAAACAATTCCAAGACCTATCTATCCAATAGTATTTACAAGGCCTGTCTCCTTTGAAATGTCTACATGCTTTCATTGAGATATTCTTTGTATTTTTTTATCCCCTTTTCCAAATTGTACTTTGGTTTCCACCCACTCATAAATTTGATTTCAGATGACTTTGTGTAGAACTGATAGCCTTTTGGTATTTCATACTCACCTTTATATTCATATGGTATTTCCATCAGCTCTAAAACATCCTCAAAAGAACGGGCTTCTCCACTACCAACTTCATAAACACCATTTTGTACATCATTGAACAATGGATATAATGTAGCATCAACAACATCATCTATATAAACAAAATCTCTCAGAGGTTTTTTTGGAAATAACATAAACCTACCAGCTGAATGAGCTTGATAAGCAACAGAAGCCATCTTACCTTTGTGTTCTTCACCAGGCCCGTAAACATTGAAATATCTCAGAGCATAAAAATCTTTGACTCTACAAGAACCATACTCTTCAGCTAAATATTTAGACCAACCATAGATATTAGATGGTGTTCCATTTTCACCTGTATTTGCAGCTGAAGAAGAGTATACTACTTTCTTTTCATATATCAATGCCAAATCAAATAGTTCTTTACTAAATAGATAATTGTACTTTAACATTTCATTTGGGTCTTTCAACATAGTATCTGATATAGCACCTATGTGTAATATAGCATCACACTCATCAACACATTTTGCTAATGTAGTTTCCCACCCAATGTGATTCATATAATCTTTTTCTAAACAAGTTACTTTAGTGACATCATCAATTTTCATAAGTTTTTGATAAACATTCTTTCCAATAAAACCCTCTGTACCAGTTACTAATAATCTCATTTGTATAACTCCTCATATGTACGTTTCATCCAATAAGTTCTGTCTCTTCCCATTTCACTTGGTGGTATGGCATTATACTGATAAACCCAAGCTGAATTATAAAGATTTGTTAAGCTATCTTCCCAATAACAACTTTCGTGATAATAAAATAACTGCTTTCTAATCATATCCATCATACCAAATTGTCTTGGTAATAAATTTAGTTCTAAACCAAATTCTTTTCTCATACAATTCATCAATGTTATATCACTACCAGTCAATAATATATCATATGAATCAATAATCTTTTGTTTGTTCTTTTCATAAAAATCAAATACTTTATTAAAAAAGTCTTGATGTGTTTTATTGATAATAACAAAGCCAGTTTGAAAGAACTCAAAAGATGGTATACAAAACTCTTTGTTCCAAAACATTTTAGAGTAACCATTTATAGCTCTGTTCATCCACTCAAAATCCCCATCAGTTAAAACACTTGTAAATTTACCATCTGTCATCTCAAAAAAGTTAGGACAATCAGGATGAACTACTGAATCAGCATCGACAACTAATACTTGGTCGTATTCTATTTCGTTGTGTTCTAATATATTTAGAACCTGCCATCTCTGCCAAGTTATTAACATTTCAGATTCAGGACAAAGTAAGTCTGACATAACATATACTTCGTGACCATTCTTTTTAGCCCAAGCTTTCCAAGACTTTATTCCCCATTCATAACCTTGATGTCTGTTTGAGTGTCCTATGCTTGATTCACCAGTTAAATCTTTTTCTCTTTTGATATAAGGTATAAAAATTATATTCTTCATTTCTTTCCTATATGTGCAGTTGTACTTCTGTAAAAATATTCATTGTCTCTCGAATCACCATCCATATAATTAAATTTTAATTTGTTCTTCCAAGCACAATAATTAAAACTAAGTTGGTCTCTCTTACTACCATACTTAATTTCTGTCCACCAATCTTCCATAGTTTTTATACAATCCTTTTCGTTGTGTCTCCTTAGAATAACCATACCAGTAATTAATCCGTTTTTTCTTGGAAATCCTAACATAGCATACTTAGTCATCTGTTTTTGAATTAGGTAAGGATCATCTTTGTAATTCAACATGCCCCTTTCGGGTGTAAGTTTCATATTCTTATTACCTAAGTCAATTATAGTCTGTGCTTCTTTGAAAGGACAAATCCTTGCATCTAATTTATTATTATTGTGACTGAAAAAAGCAACATTTTTGTCACTTAAATACTTATCAACCAACTCATCCAAGTTTCCTCTTACATCCATATTACCATCTATAAAAATACTATACTCATAGTCCTGTAAATATCTGTGTGGTAATACCTTAAACTTTTTAGCATTTCTATTATTATCTTCATACAATGGTGTACTATTTTCTTCACTAAAGCATTTCCAATCCCAACCATCAGAACTCTGTTCTGTAACCTTATCATATCCACCAAATATAGAAGTGTAAATTACACGCTTTGACATATTATACCCTCATAATCTTTTAATACTTTAAATTGTGTTGTTGGGAAGTATGTACCCTTTAACTGGCCTATCTTTTTTAAAACTTTTAATTGTCCTCTATCAATATACTCATCTATAGCTCGTTTCACTTCAGGAAATAAACCATAGTCATCAAAAGCAATTATAGTTCCTTTGCCAAAACTATTCAGAGAATTGTCTATATCACTTTTTACGTGAGTATAATCGTGAACACAATCTATAAATACAACATCAACTGGTTCAAAGTTCCAAGTTTGAGTGTACACATCTATTACAATATAATCAACATTATCACAATTACTATTTAATTTCTTTGATTCTTCGTGTCTTTCATAAAGATTGTCAAGGGCTATAACCTTTTTAAATAAGTAACTCAACATTCCTGTACTATGCCCTAATGAAGAACCAACCTCTAATACTTTCATATCTTTGTATTCTTCTTTATCAAAGAAGTTTATGAAATCAGCTTTGAATTTTAAGCTCGTAGTGGTTTTTGATTCTGTCTTATCAGGCAATCCCTTCAATAGATTCCTTATCTTATCATCTGTTAGATATATTTCATCATTAACATAATTGCCACCTATAGGAAATTGTCTTTGTACAGTGTACACATCAGAACTTCTAACTACCAGTTGTGTAGTTCCACATTGATTTCCGACATTATACTTAGCTTTAGACCTAATATAAAGTTGCATCCTAACTGGCATATGTCTCATATCCAACGCTCTATCTAAAAAACCAAATGATGTATGTTCGATTGGTCTCTCTGTCCAATAGAAATGTTTTAATTTTGAATCTATAACATCTAACATTAATCTATCCATAGTATAATCATATCTATCTGATAGAAGTAAACAACCAAACTCCCCATCGCTATGTTGGGTGATGATTTCTTCACCCATCTTTTTTTCTTCATCACTAAAATATAGTTCTGGTGCTGAGTCTATGTATTCACTTTCTTCAAACTGCCAAAACTTTAACATTTGTTCTAATAATGGAATATTCGGATTATCTTTATTATAAACCCTATAGTGATCGTGAAATATTTCACCAGCTACACTATCTACAAAATCATCTACATATGGATTATTTTTAAATACGTTGATTGCATTTTCTAATGGGTTTTTCCAACTTCCCCATTCATCTCCAATATCTCCACAAATCTTTTCTAATAATTTTACAGATGGTATGAATACCTTACAATTTGGATACTTCTCTTTCAATAAACGAGGCATCGCAGATAGTATTCCCCAATCACCTATTCCATGACAAGTTCTCATAATTGTAAACTCACCTTTTTGTAAATAATCATCTGGTATTCTATAACCTTCAGCTTCTTCAAAACCTAATGTATCAACTTCGCCGGCGTGATATAATTTATCATCCACCATTCTAAAGAATATAGGTTTTATTTCTTCCATCAAATTCCACTCCTTACATTCATTTCTTTGCTAAAGTTTTTGTTGTACCAAATATTCTGTTCTTCTTGCCTTTGAATAGTTTTTGGATGATATAAACTCAATTCTTCGTGTGGTGGCAAATGTGAATATGTTTTACACCCATCTATAAATTCGTGTAGTGGTCGTGTCCATCTAATCTTTTCATCATTACGAAACACACGAGCTTGATAATCAGGATAGTTTACCCAACCTTTTTCGCTAACTTTCCAACCCCATCTTTGTATGTGTTCTTCTTTCATACCATCAATTGTATTTACTCGTGGAATCCAAATCAAATCAACACCATCATTCATTTCTAATATTTGTTTTAATTGTTGTAGTAATACCTTATTTGGATATTCATCAGCATCAATATGAAAGATATAATCACCACTTGACTTTTCTATAACTGAATTTTTTTGGTCTGAAAAATTACCATTAAGTTTTCTATTATAAGTTATAAAATCTCTAATATGTCCATATTGCTGTATCCAACTTGTTACAACTTCATTTACCTTTTCATCATTACCATCAATACAAATTACTATCTCATCTTCATCTGTAATATTATGTACTAATACTTCTAATAACCTATTTAATTCATCTGACTCATTATGAACTGTAATACCATAACTAATTTTCATTTAATTCCCTTATAAACTGAGATGGTAGTTTCAAATCCTCTAAAAATACTTGACTTTTTTTGGCTTTATCATAAGTGTAGGTTCTATAAATCCCGTGTCTTTTTATCAATGTCTTTAATTTGGAATAAACTTTTTTAGAATTGCCAGCCAAATTAACTTTATAGATTTTCTTATCAGCATCTACAATTTCTGTATCACCAGCGGATTCTAATATCTTTTTAATCTCTGCGTTGGTTGGTACATTGGATACTTCCAATTGTATTCCGTGAACTAAACCTTTTAGTTTTGGTTCTAATACAAGTATAGTTCTGCGTAGTCTCCTACCTTCTTTACTTACATATATAAATGAAACAATATCACCTCTACTAACCTTAGACCAAGTGTATGGTAATTTAGCCATTGTCTTTTATAATCCCCATCGCTATACAAGCATCCATAAACTCAAACTGACCAAATTTTTGAGGATTTTGTATATCCAATCTTTTTGCGTGACCTTCATATTGTTCTCTTTCTTCTTCAGGCACATCTATAACTTTAGCGTAATACCAAAACCAATTGTTAATTTCTCCCTCTGGATAAATTATACCCTTTTCACCCATATTGATTACGGATGGAAACCAAACCAAGTCTCTTTTCTTATCGAATATTTTCAAATCATTCATAAGTTTAGTGTGGCTTTTTGTATACTCTTCTAACTTATCACTATCGAAAGCTAAATACGAATTGGTTGTCATACCACATGCAAAGCATATGTATGATTCAAATTTACTACCATCTATCTCTGTCGTTTCTACAAAACAATTGTCATGCATATCTGCACATAAAGGACAATCTGTTTTTACTTCTTTTGGTTGTTCCATATTAAACCCTTTTCAATTTAGGTAATTTCATTTTAGTTGGTTCTGCTGGTTTATCATCTCCCACCTTTTTTAATTTAGGTAGTTTTAAATTAACCGCCTGTGCTTGTTCCTGAAACTCGGGTAGATAATTATCTAACATAGTTTCAAACTTCTTATTCATATTATCTAAAGAAAAAGATACTCTATTGTACATAGCAAGCTTCTTAGCTTTAAAAGTAAAGTTCTTTTTAGATTTAAATATACTCTTTAACATCTGAGAAGCGTATTGGTAGTTTATTGTAAACCACTGCGCCTGTTCTACATGCATCTCTTGTGGTAAAGATGCTGCTGGAACTTTTGTTAAAGATCCTGGCAGTAATACAGCATTTTGTTTATTTAAGAAGTCTACGTGACCACTCCAATTAGGAGCAATAACAGGTTTTTCTGATACGCTGGCTTCTAATAAAGGACGACCAAAACCCTCACCATGCGTAAAACTAACATGCGCTTTTACTTTTGGGTGGTTATACATTTCATTCATTTCTTTATCAGTTAAGTCTCCATGCAAAACATATATTTTTGGTAAATCACCCTTTACAGTTTTCTTAATCTCTCCTATCTTTTCTAATATATCATTTCTATCTATGATTGAAAAGGTAGCACCACTTGTTTTCATAATAAGAGCTGGTGGTTTTTTATGATTTTTAAAACTTTCTAAGAAAGTCTTAACTAACATACCAGTATCTTTTCTATCTTCTCCTAAACCACCTTGCAACCAATGACCAGTATAAAGAAATGCAAACTTTTCAGGAATCTTATTCATCTCTTCATTTAATTCATCCGATATTTCATTTGTCTTTTTATAAATATTTGTATCAATACCCTCAAAAAGAACTTCGATTGGTTTAAGAACTTTGACTTCACCTATCTTCTGATTTGTTTTTTCATCCATCTGTTCATATGTAGTCTTTTCAAATACTTCTTTTGTAAACTTAGATGGAACAATATTCAAATCCATTTTATTCATACCTTGAATCCATTCAGGCTTTGGTGCTGTGGTTTCTATACCAGCAGTTATACCTATATTATATTTAGCTATTGGTGTAAATTCATTAGGTACACTTATCTGTATATGAACTTCGGGTTGTCTTGGTAGATTTTGCTGTTGTATAACTCTATCTAATATCACTTTATCATTTGGATTCTTATCATTCAATGCGTTCATTGGGCAATTACCCCACCTCATTGAGTTGATGTGTATATCAAATTTATCCATAGATATGAGACCTCTAACTAAATCTCTACTATGAGAACCATATCCACTTCTAGTGGCAACCGGCGCTGTAATTAACATTAATGGTTTCATTCTAACTCCTATCCTTCAAAAATTGTGTAACGTTTACGTGGTGTCCATTTATCAAATGCAGTATCCATATGGTCTATAAACAAATTAGACATAGCTTCAGCTGTCATCATAGCATCCTCACCCATAACAAATTCATGACCTAACTTACCACACTCATCTCTTTTTTCCTTACCCATATCATACCACTCTTTCAAAGCATCAGCAAAATCTTCTGCACGAGGCCTGTCATCATAGATGTATGGTGTAGGTATTGAACCCTGCAAGCTTCTATTGGATGGCCAAACCGGCTTACACCATTCACCCCAAGTTAAATCTTCATTGTCTTTCCACTTCTTATCATCATGCAACGACTCAATCCAACTATAATCTTTATAGGTTAAGAGTTTATCTTTGTACTTAAAACCAACTTGGTCTTGTAATCCACCTGTAACATTAACTGATATTGGCGTTCCACACATCAGAGACTCACAAGTTCCTAAACCAAAACCTTCGTTAGACGCCATATTGATTGTAACATCAGCTAAGTTGTACATATAACATAACTCTTTATCACTTAACTTTTTGTGTGAGAATATAACATCATAATCTGGACAAAGTTCTTTAACTAATGCAGGTAAATCTGTACCATTCTCATCACGAGGTTGAGTGTGCATTATCAAAGCACATTTTTCTGATTGTTCTTTTGTTAGTGTATCACAAAATAATTTATAAGACATCACAACATCACCAGGTAATTTTCTTCTGATGTTTCTGTTGTTCCAAAATACTACGAAATCGTATTCTTTATTATTAGTAACATTACGTTTCAAATTTAAAAAATCACCCCATTCTTTAGTATTCAATTCAGTTACAGGATAAAAGTTTTTATGATTAATTCCATGTGGTACATAGGTATTATCCCAATCTGTTCTTGGTTTTTTCTCACAAACTTTATCTACAATATTAACTGTCTGTTTAGATATATTCATAATCAAATCACAAGACTCATAGAATGGTTCATTCCATCTTGGATAAGGTAAATCATCCCAAATATTATAATAGAATATAGGAATGTTTTGTCTTATTTCGTGTTCCATCTGATACAACCAACCCCAAAACCTAGGGTCTGTATAATGAAGAATAGCATCAACACCGACACCATCTTTTGTCTCCATCTTCAAAACTTCTTTCAATAGGCTACCATTCCCATAACCACTCACAGGATATATTTTAAGATAAGCATCTTCAATACCTGTTTCTTTTCTGACAGACTCATTCATATCAATGATTTTACCTTCATCAGGATGTTTAATCGCCCCACCAATTTGTACCCATTGGTAGTGTTCTAATGTTCCTAATACAAATTCACGAGACATTGTACCAACTCCAGATGACATTCTCATATCGTCTGAAAGAAGTAATATCTTTTTTTTATCTTGCATATAACCCTCTTAGTCTTTTAATAACGTTTTTTCTGTTTTTACTTTCCCATCTTTTCCAAAAAATGATTTAAGGTTTTCCAAATTCTCTATAGACTCAGACAATTTGCCTGTCCATTCGTGTATTTCTTTCGATATATCAGAGTGTTCTCCGATGCCTACCGAACTATTAAAATACAATTCCAATGTAGCTAAAGATTGAGATTTTTGAGATTGCCAATAATCTAATTCTGCTCGTAACCATTTATTCATAATTACTTTTTTTGTTTTTTAATTGCAGTTTCTATATCTTGCAATTTATTATTCATTGATGTCAAAAGATTAACTATTTGATTTAATGCTTTTTCTAATTTATCATTCATAATGCACTCCCACTTGGTTTAAGGTTTTTCCATTCATTAATCGATTGTCTAAACTCTTTGTCATGAACATACATATCCATAGACCGATTAACTAACTTTTGTAATGTAAAGCTATCATCTAAATTACTTATCTTAAATTTCTTATAAAGATTATCTAATAACTTTACGGATGTTAATTTTAACATTGAACATTTCCTCCGTATATATATATATAAGTATATAAAATTAATTTATTATTACATATTTTTTTTGTTTTTCTTTGGCTTCATTTAAAGCGCTTTCTGTGCCTTTTGATGAAGTATTTTTTGGTAAGAAAGCTACCATTACATCACAGTGTTCAGCTATTTGTGCGTTTCTTTTGTGATAATTACTCTTATAAAAGGCTTTACCATATCTGAATTTGGGTAGGACACAATGCATATTGTGAGTGTAGTGTGCTGGTGGAAACTCTGAATAGTTTACATCAAATTCTAAAGCATACTTTTTAGCATACCCATCAGCGCCTTCCTTTTGTCCACCACTAACTATTTCTAATTTTTCACCATATTTTTGCTTTAGTTTAAATACAAACTCCTGAATTTTTCTTTTGTTTGTATATTGTCTACTTCCTACTATCGCTACTTTCATAGTCATTCCTCTTTTGTCTTTTAGCTGGCTTATCGGATGAACAAAATTTAGCACACTTATAAAACTCATCCAATCCCTTTAAAATGTTTTCCTTCTCAATATAAGTATATTGAAATCTAATCCTATCACCACTATAATCAGGTATATTTGACAAATCGTACCAAATAAAGTCATTAGGCTTTAATGTATCTCCTACATTTATATTAGTTTTAAAATGTAACCTTGATTCATATTTTAGTAAAAATTGTTTCAAATCTTTTGGCTCTAAAGTACCATCTTTGTACCATAGACACAAATAAAACTTAATATTATCCTTATGTGCTTTTTCTAATTTCTCTATAACTTCTTCCTCAAAAGGTTTATTAAGAAAATGAAATAGATTCATTCTTAGATTCATTTTCATCATACTCATTATTTTACTCCCGCGTCACAAAATTCTGTTTGATTGAAATCACAATACCTGCAATTTTTCTTAGATGCCACTTTACTATAAGTATGTTCAGTATTGTATTCTCCATCAGTTTTAAAGCATTCTTCCATAAATTCACTCAATCTTTTTGTAACCTGATTGATTGATGGTTTGCCATTAGCAGGCACAAATTTCTGTACCCTCTTTTGGGGAAAGTCTAAGTTCTCATACAGCTTTCGTTTCACAATAAAATATTCAACCTCTATCTTATCCAACGGATGATTGAATTGTTTTGAGTAGAATTGTTTGTATAATAATAATTGGTCACTCTTTAGTTTATCAGCCTTTTGATATTTGTTCCAACCCATAGTAGATGTCTTAATGTCGTATATCTTAATTACATCTCTGACTGTATCTCTTATAACCACATCCAAATAACCTATAAACTTAATACCATTAGGTAAGTCATAGTCAAGTGGAACTTCTATGCCTATAAGTTCATAACCTTTCTTACTGAAGTACTGAGCCCTCTTCTTTTTGATAAAGTCTAATATCAATAGTCCGTGTTCATAAAACTCCACCATATCCTTTTGGCTACAAAACTCAACACCACCATTCTTTGACATAGCATTTTCATAATTACGTTTCATTCTAATTCTTAACATTTCAGGTAATGGCAGAGCCTCAGCTGCTTTTGCTGTATCTTCATACATCACAGTTAGAAATGTTTGTATTACCTCATGCATTGATGTTCCAAAGAGAGTATGTATCGATTCTGTAAACTCTCTCTTACCATCTACATATGCAGTTTTCCATCTGAATGGGCATTGAGCCCACATTGAATACTGACTATAACTTATTTTCTTCATTAATCTGCCCACTTTCCGTGCTTTACTAAATGCCAGAATCTATGTAGTATAATTTGACAAAACAAGAAGAATAAATTATCGGATTCATAAGAACCCTCTTCTACTTCAAGTCTATATTTAGGTTTGTATCCCATCATTTACCCCACTTACCATTCTTTACGATAGTAGCCATAATACCATAGTTACTCACATCTAAATAAGCATCTTCCATTGGTTCTCCTTCTACCGCATTACCTCTCTTACCCATCAATAAAGTTTTTAACCTCTGTATCTTATCGTTCATTCTGAACCATAAACCAGTAAGTGCTAGATGTACTTCTTCTTCTGTCTGTAATTGTGTTCCTACGGAAATATTACCAGGACCATAGTCGTGTTGTTTTTTAAGAAATAATTCGTATTGTTCTTTTTGTAACCTACGAAACTCCTTAGTCATTTCCGGCCATTCTTTCTCCATCAATGCCACTATATCGGCACCATCACCTGTTAGGTAAGAATTTACTTCTTTTTTTGTATTTGATTCTTTTATATTTTTCATATAATCCTCATTTTCTACACTTAAAGTTACACATTTTTGGTGTATAAGTCAAGCTTTTTTATTTGTCTTTTGATTTTTTTATTTAGATAGTAAGTATAAATATGCTTTGGTTTTGTGTTCTTCCAAAATATATTTTTATCACCAGCTTTGTATCTACGATTCAATTCTCTTCCATAAGGTCTGTCTAACTGATTCAAAGACCTACTGTGCATTTCTTTACCATCCACCATTAGTATTCTACCAGGCTTAGTCTCTCCTAAATAATCAAAGTTACTAGCTTTGTAGATTACACCTGTGTGTCCGTGGTGTTGGTCAGCAAATGAGACTATGACTTCCATATCTGTATCTCTTTTGAGTAACTTAAATGTTTGTCCTATAAAATAACTTTCTGTATTCTTTGGCGTATCATCAATACAAACCAATCTCCTAAGTTCTAAACACTTATTAGGATTGATAGGATTGTACTTAGCTGCTGTAGCTGGCATTGATGGGTGAGCATACATCATAGCCCCAATCATCTTTGGAATACCAAAGTTTCCTTCAGTATATAATCCATAGTGATACAATGATTGAACACCATTTACGTTATGTGAATAGTGGTGTTTCTCTATAAAACTGACAATTGATTTTCTAGTTACTTCTTCGACTGTGAAGTTCTTTACGCTCATCTCTACGATATTAAGCCGAGCTTACGAATCTCCTTTTGTTCAACCCCATACTTAGCTAAAATATCTGCTAATTCTGTTTGTCCGCCAGCTGAGATTTCATACATCTCTATGGCATCATTAGCTTCTCTCATACTACATTGTAAGTGTTTAGAAACTATTTCATAAACCCATTTTGGATACTTCATTTTCTTATCTCCTTTAATATATTTTAACCATTGTTTCTTTTTTGGTAATATATCTGTGTAAACTTTATATAACTCTTTTGGTTGTAATGGATACTTTTGTACTTCATTTACAAATTCAATCCAATCAGGCTTCATAGATAGAAACCTGTTTATCATATAATTAGACCAAGACTTCTTATCATCATCTGAAATCTCATCCCAATAATTAGGATGTTGTTGGCTGGTTACAGCATTAACATGATCAAATAAACTTTTCTTTTTAACCTTCGCCATTGAATTCCTTCATTAGTGTGCTTGGAACTTTTCCACAATTACCACAACTATAAACCTGTATTGGAATCATAGCTTCTTTTCCTGTTGGTGACATTAGTGGTGATAATCTTCTTAAAAATACTGCTGGTATAAATACAGCATTACCACAATCTTCACATACAAATGGTTCTGTATCTGACATACTCACATTTGTATTTGGAGCTGGTTGTTTTATTGGTTTCATTGGTTTTGTACTCATTTTATTTCCTCTTTAGTAATTATTGAAACTCCACTTTTTTTGACTACTTCGGTTGCAGCTTTTAAAGCATACTTTATAGCCCTTTGTATTTTGTTACTCTCACCATACTTCACAACTAAAGCTGCCATAAAAGTATCGCCGGCACCCGATACATCTCCTCCTGTAACTTTAGTTGTGTCGTATATATTTCCATCATATTGACAACCATCTTCTCCGAGAGTAACTATTAATTTATCATCGTACCAATTTGTTATAGCATTCTCTTTAATAGCTTTGTATTCTAATTCATTTATCTTTATATAAGAACACTCTGTCATATACTCATCGATTGGTTTCTTAGTATCTATAAATACATTAGTATTGTTTTGGCAAAGGTAAGCTATATCTTCCTCATCTAAAAATCCTTTATTATAATCAGCAATTACTAAAGAGTCAAACTTCCAATCACCTACAGCATTATTTCGTATCTTATACAGATAATCCTTTTCAATCCTATCACATCTATCATTATCATCGACTCTCATAACAAGCTGATTGGAACGTTTATCAACATATCTGGTTTTAACTATACCTATTTGATTAGTAACATATTTTACTTCAGCTCCCAATGATTCTAAATTAGCTACTACATTCAGAGCCATACCATTATTACCCTTTTCCCATTCTCTATTGAACACTGGAACAGGTCCTTCGGGACATATTCTATCTATATCACCATAAACAAATATATCTTGGCAACTATCTCCGACTACTAATACTCTCATTTAATGATTCCTAAGATTTCTATCATCATAGCCATAACATTGATTTCTTTATCAACAACTTGTGCATCTGATAATTGATACTTAGCTATACATAAGATACACTCTGCTACATGCCCTTTACCATAATCATCTACCTCATCATACAATAAACGAAATACATCAGCAAAGTCTGATATTTGATTATCACCTAACATCTTTCTTATGGTTACGAAAGCCTCTTTTTTATCTTGAGTTTTTAATACATTAACTACCTGTGTAGAAAATACACTTACATTTAAATCAACAGCAGCTAGATTATCTTGGTCGATTAACAACACACCATCAACCACCTGTCTTTGAGCAAAGTTTATGACTCTACGAATATCAGGATAGCCACCATTAACTAATGTAGCGACATCTTCTGTTTTTCTAGAAACATTCTCCTCTGACAGAATTTCTTGTAGGTGCATAGCAACCTCTTTTCTCGATGGTGGAACTATCTGAAATGGTTGGCAACGACTCTGTATCGGATCGATAATTCTCTCCACATAGTTACAGGTTAGAATAAACCTAGTGTGTTTAGAAAAAGTCTCCATAAGGTTACGAAGAGCAGCTTGTGCGTTAGGTGTAATGTAATCACACTCATCTAATATAACCACCTTCATATCTTTGAATCCGATAGTGGAAGCGAACCCACGAACCTTATTACGGACTGTATCTACACTATTTTCATCAGAAGCGTTTATGTACATATGGTCACATTCTATATTATTAACCAATAGTTTAGCCAATGTAGTTTTACCTGTTCCAGCTCTACCATACAATAGTAGATGAGGTAAATCTCCACTCTCCAAATAAACTTTGATTTTCTTCTTTAGATGATCATTACCTATGTAAGAATCTAATTCGTTTGGGCGATACTTTTCAACCCATAGGGTATTATCTAATCTTTCCATTTTTCGTTATTAACCTCTATTTTTGTTATTTCAATATCGTGTTTGTAGTTCTTAGGATACTTCATTTGTGGGTGTTTCATCACACTATGAAATTTCCTATTCTCTTTTTTGTTGCCTAAAAAGTAAATGTATCTATGTTTGCTGGCTTCCTTCTTTAACCAAAAATCATGACCTATTGACTTCTTCATCTTTTCAGGTGCAGAAGAACCGAATTTTGAATACACACTTCTACTGTGCATCCATTCACCATCTTCTTCAAGTCTAAGAGAAAAGGTTGGTGCCATTTGAAAAGCACCACAACCTTGATAAATCCAATTAGTAGCTTGATAAATAGCACCATCATGAGATTGTTCGGGATCAGCATATGATATTAGAACCTTTATATCTTTGGCATTATCTTTCATCCATTTGAATGTAAGACCTAATGCCAAAGACTCAATATTCTTACCATAACCATCGTGGATGAAGAGTCTCGTAAGTTCTAATATGTTTCTATTCTCTAATATCTCTTCAGAGAAGATAGAACCTAAGACCCTTCTTCCAACAGGAAAACCATAACAAGCAACTCCTATGAGTTTCTCTTCAGGTTCCGCAAAGAATTTATGTTCATTATCAGTTTGATAAAAGATTCCAAGCGGATAGCGACAAGATGACAACCTACCACTATAGTGGTTTTTTTCTATCATATCCTTAGCCAATGGTTTATAGATTGGCCTGACAGAAACTCTAGACTTATCTACATACTTTTCTTCCATTACACATCTTGTTCAGCAACTAAATAATATGTGGCATCATACTCATCAACTTTGAAATTAATTCTAGCCAAACCGCCTGAACTTACTTCCAATGTCGCACCTTCACATTCTTTATTAGCTACCAACACATCTCTGAATAGATTAGCGTTAAAAGAAACATTGTCTATCTTATCAAAAGATTCTGTTTCTACAGGAAGCGTAACACGATTTGTACTAATCTCAGCATAACCAATTACAATCTTTACGCCATCGTCATTTGTCAATACTGTAAAATTATCAGTATCAGCCAAAGCACCTTTACCAGCAATAAACTTCTGCATAAAAGACTTATCAACTTTTATCTTTACCTCAAAATCAGGTATAGACTTTAGATTAGGTGGTGAACTAATAACAGATAAATCTGAAAGCATATAATTAACATCGGAATTACTATCTGATATTTTAAGAGATACTGCTTTATCTCCAGCTTTTGTAAGATTCATTGTTATGTTTTCTGATAGAACCGATAGTAACTTAACAAGCTGCTCTGTGTTATATACACCTAAATCAGCATCATCGAACTTCCAACCAGTCATTGTTAGTTCTCCAAGTAGATTCTTATCACCAGTAATAAACCGAGTAGAGAGATTATCCCCTTTACTATTAATTACAACCGATGAACAATTTCCGCCAAGATAGTACTTATCAATAAAGCGGCTTAGTGAATGTTTGTTCATTTTTACTCCTTATGTAGTTTATGATATATAAATATATATCTGTTTTTATTTCCAAAATCAAAAAAATCTTTCCATAGATGTCTTTTTGTTTACCGGCTCATTCCATTTTAGAGATTCATAAAACATCATTATCTTCTTCTCTAACATCTGAGCATACATCTTTTTGTAATCTATGTTTGTCTTAATAAAATTAATTATTTCTGGTGGGTCTTCATAACCTTTGTAACCGCATGATTCTAATCCTAAATCATTTGGTCTGAGATACACCCACTTAATCTTTTCAGAGTTACTTATCTTCTCATACTTCTTACCAACTCCGAAGTGTTTTAATAAATCATTATAGGTTAGTGCTGCTTTTATGTGAGCAGGCGCACCCTTAGCAAACTTTGTAAACTTACCAGCCTTACCATTTGTGTACTTCTTTAGATTATTTATACCTGTTGGCATCGCTATCCTATCAAAGTCTAATAGTTTCATAGATTCTTTGAAGTTTATAATCCTCTCATCTATCTTATCCTTTGGAACAGTAGCCAGAATATCTTCCAACACACTCTTCAGTAGTTCACCCATAGCCTTTGGAAAATTACTACGAACCAAGTCCAATCCTTTGACATGCAGTTTGTTTACCTTTACTCCATTGTCATTGATAATCTTCATACCATATCGTTTCTTCACAATGAATAAACCTGATTTAGCAATCAATTCCTGCTTTATCTCAAACCTATGTTTATCTAAGTTTAGGAACTTCTTACCGAAGTAGTCATAAGACTTATTTAGAAACCCCTGCATCTCATCAGCCACATCCAATATCCTCTTACTCATCATAGTCTCACTATCGAAATCCATAGTAGGAAACCTCTTCTTAACCAATGGAAGAGCTGAATAGAATACTGAATCTGTATCTATGTAAATACAATAATCTTCATTAGTACCCAATTCTTTATTGTAGAAATGATTACCAATCTTTTTAGTAAACTTAATTAACTCTTGACCTGTAAGTGTTGTAGCCTCAGCATTATCTAAATCATAGAACCTAAATACTGGCAAACCTAATACACCATACAAAGAGTTTAGAACCACCTTCTGTATTAGCTGACGACTTTTAAAGTAAGTATACTTTTCATTGTTTCCCTCATCACCGAACTTCTTCATCAACTTTCTATACTCCACACGAGTATCGAACCACTTCTCTAATAGGGCTGGAATCAAACCTTTCTTATCACTACGATATAGAACACCATTAGAAGATACTGATACTTTGTTATTGTCAAAGAAATCTTTTAATTCTAATTCAGAAAGTTTACCCATCTCTTTTTCGCCTGACATAAGGGTATAGGTTTTCTTTGTACCTTTCATAAATTCTTCAGCATCCCAACCTTTTAATTTACCCATCTTTGTTTCGGGTGATACATTCAGAGACATAATTACGGATGGATACATAGATGTAATATCTAAATCAAATACCCAATCGTGTTTACCTCTTTGTGGTGGTTGGACATAAGCACCAGCAAACTTCTCATCACTATTCATATTTGGTCTTGCTGGTTTATTTGGTGCTACGACTTCTAAGTTCTTTAAATAGACTAAGATAGCACCTTCTAAATAACGTGAGGAAAAATATACATCCTCATAAGGAACATGACCTACGTGACACACACCTCTAGCCATATCGATTAAATCTAATTTGTCGTGCAATCTCTTTACAAGCCTAACATCATGGATATTATATTCCACAAACTTATCTATGTTATTCTCATATAAGTCATTGAGTGTTCCTGTATACTCAACTTTCTTTTCACTAAGTTCGTGTTCAGCTACAGCATCTAATCTGTAAGAGGATAGTTGAGTGTATGTGAATAGTTTGTATAGAGCTAAGTAATCTAAACAACTAACACCAGCAAACATAAACCTCTTACGATGTTTGTTCCACTTTACTTCTCTTATTGGTGAGATTAAATTAGCTATATCAGAACCAACAATCTTACAAGCTCTATTGTAAATGTAAGGCATATCAAATGAATCAGAGTTCCAACCTGTAATAATGGTTGGTTTCCAATCTAAATATAATAGAAAAAATCTTTGTAGTAAATCAAACTCTGTTTCAAAGGATTCTATGATTTCATTATCTTTTGATTTCAAACTGAGTTTCTTTTTCTCATCTAACACCAAACAATAATACTCATCCTCTTCTGAGTTATGAACTGCGATAGCAGTTATTTTATCTTTAGAATCTTCGGGATATGGAAAGCCATCTGTAACCTCTACCTCAATATCGATTGTCATAATACGATGACCATTTGATAGTTCTTCTGAATCTGCGTAGTTGTCTACCAACACACGAGTTTCAGGCGGTACATCTGATTCAAATAAATTAGGTGTGTCTGGATCGAATCTATATACTTTCTTCAATTTATCTCCATATAGAGATATATGAGTACCAGCTCTGTCTTTTACATAAGCATATTTCTTATATGGTAAAGTGTAGTAGCCTGTTTCATCATCCCAAATATGAACTGTTTGCGTTTTATTGTCGTAATAAATATTTTGATACATTTAGGTTATAATATCCCCATTTTCGATACGTTAATATACAACTAAAACCTTACATAAGTCAAGGTTTATTTTGATAAAAGGGGGGAAATAAATTCCCCCCAAGTTTACCATTTTAGAAATTGACAGCAAGTCCTAAGTTGAAGTGTCTTGGTGTTCCAAGAAATACTTCAGCATTATGAGCAGCGTGAACTTTGTCACCATACCCATTATATTGACTATTATCAACAGCGTCTTGAACATAAACATTGTCAAGTGCATTGAATAGATGACCTGTTATAGTCATATCTAAACCTGCAATTTCTGGTAGTTTATATGCAATATGTAAATCAAGCTTAGAATATCCAGGAGATTTCCAAACTTGCGCCCTATCAGCATCACCATCAACCTCACGAGAATCAGGACTCCAATCAGCATAGTGATTGTCGTATATTCTATAGAGACCTTGTAAGCTAAGTCCATCAATTGGTTTAAGTGTAAGGCCACCAACATAAGCAGTTTGTGGCATATCACCAACCATTAGACCATTAAGAGCATATTGGTACTCAGTAGATGTTTGTCCAATAATTTGATTATCATCATTGTATTCCATCTCTGTGTAGTCACCTTTAGCATCTCCATCGAACTTCCAAGAACCAATACTTATCGCTACATCTAACTCAACCATTTTGTGAAGAGCAACTTTAGACTCTATCTCAAAACCACTATGAGTTTGATTTACGCCAGTAAGATAAATGATGTCTGAGTCGCCTGAATCACCTTGTCCAGTAGTTACAGATTTGGTAAGGTTTCTATCTTTCCATTGGGTATTATAAAAACTACCTTTGATAGCAACTAAATCGCTTCTGTATTCTCCACCGATTTCGTTAGAAATGAACTTTTCATTATCTGGATTCTGTGAAACATTACCATCATAATCAATCACATTGTCTAAGATTGGTGGTTTCTCAACATACCCAATGTTAGCAAATGCTGAAAGTCTGTCATCAAGATTATATCTACCACCACCTTTCACTTGGAAAGTAGTAATAGCATCAGCCTTAACAACTTCTTTATCAACTGAGAAATGGTCTTGATATGTATATCCAATAGTGGATATTCCACCCATACCATATAAGTTGAACTTAGCGATGTCATACTTACCTTGTAAGAAAGCACCAAACCAATCAACTGTGGTTTCGTTGTGGTAAGCGATAATATCACCTAACCCAACTTTCTTACCATCAGGAGCATTGTCATCAGCGTAATCTACATAGTAGTCTCCACCAAGTAAGTCACGAACTTCTCTAGCATGTTCTATTCCAGCAGTTCTCCAATCAATACCGACTTGAATTTCAAGAGCATCTGATACATCATAGTTTAATTTTGAAATCAAACCATAAGTATTTTGTCTATTGATTGAGTTCCTAAGAATACCTGTTGAACGATTTTCAACATCAGAGAAAGCAGAATCTACATTAGCAGAGTTCTGAGCTATCTCGGCATTCCAATCCCACATCCAAGGTGAACTTGCGTACCAAGGTTCTCCTTCAACTGCAGGTTTTCTACTGACACTTCCGTAAGTACCAGTTCCACCACCTGAACCACCACTCCAGTAAAGTACTGAACTTAACCTCATATCATCATTTATATCATAAAAGTGATTTAGGTTTACAAGTGGTTTATGAAAGAAGTTTTCTCTTTCATTTAGAAAATCAGAACTGAATCTATCCTGTGTTTTATCACCATACATATAAAAGTATTGTTTACCTTTATAAGAAGGATCGACAGGAGCCCAATTCTGATTGTAGAACCTACCAGCTTCAGTTTCAAACTTCTCACCAGCTACATAAGCAGAATCATTATAACCACTAATGTCTCCTGCTAAATCTTGTGAGTAAGTCGCTATGTTCTGTTTATATAGGTTTTGACCGTGTCTTTGTGGGGCGCCTATTCCATATAACTCAAATCGATGTTCATCATTCAGCTGATAAGAACTTCCGAAATAGTAAGCCCATGCATCTGTCCAAGTTCCATCGATGAAACCATCACCAGTTTTACGAACAATAGTTCCACTAAGTGCTAGTTTATCATTGATAAGACCTGAGTTATAATTCAAAGTAGATTTGAGGAATCCACCCTCACCTACTTCTTGCTTTACTTTACCACCCTTTTCTTGAGCAGCAGGATCTGTGATTATGTTCATAGTTCCACCAATAGACGGTGTAGCTAAATTAACAGCAGATAGTCCTCTTTGCATCTGAACTGATTGGGCTGCGTCTGCAACACCATCCCAGTTAGACCAATAAACCCATCCGTTCTCCATATCATTTTGGGGAACACCGTTAATCATAACAGCAACGTTTCTTTGGTTGAAACCACGTACATTGATACGAGCATCTCCAGCTCCACCACCTTGGCCAGTAGCGTATACACTCGGTGTAGTATTTAGAGCCATTGGAATATCTTGTGAACCAAGACGAAATTCCAAATCCTCTTTACTAACATTAGTGTAAGCAACAGGCGTTGTTTCATCAGCTCTTGATGCTAAAACCTCAAGCGCTGACATAGCTAAAACATCTGCTTCTAAATCGAAGTTTGCTGTTCCAACTATATCACCCACCTTAACATCAAGTGTTAAAGATGAGTACCCAATGAAAGAAGCAGTTAATGTGTATGTGCCTTCAGCTCCAACATCGATAGTATATTTACCAGACTCATCTGTTACACCACCTTTATCAGTTCCGACAACAATCACATTAGCTCCTGCCAATGGTTCTTTACCATTACCAACAACTCCAACGATAGATTGTGCGAACAATCCTGTTGTCATTAGTAATGTTATTATTAGATTACGTTTCTTCATTAACGTTCTCCTCTTTTCTTAGTTAAGACACATTTTTTCACAGGTGTGTCAGCTGCCTGTCCGCGTTTAATTTGCATATTCTTGATCGTCATTATCACCTGTTAAAGGTGGTACTTCACAACTATCGTTATTACAGAATTTATCTATATCAGCCTCTTCATTTTTGATTACACCGAAAGATAATTTACCTAACTTACCTACCATAGTATTATATTCTTCTTCTGTGATAGCTTCATATGGCATCTGTTTATAAGCACCTAATTCGTGTCGTGGTAGTAATGATATACCCTTTAATTTATACTGAAAGTAATTTAAAACGTGTGGTAGTTGGTTAGCTTCTGTTTCTGGATCGAAAGTAGCAGTGCAACTTACCTGATTATCAGCCCAATGTCTTTGTAAGAAAGCAGCTAAACTAAATTGTTCCCAAATTGAAAGTTCAGCTGCTGTTCTTATCCCCTCACCGACATCTACAGGAACTTCAACAACCATTGTTGTGTCCTCTGAACCAAAAGCTGGTTCTAATTTATAGTTAGCTTTCTTTAGTGGTTCTAATAGTTCTGAATGCTTTGATAATCTCATTCTCCTAATATAAAACCTCGACTCAGGGTAATGCATTCCTGGAGTAGCACCAACCAATAAGGAAACAGTGCCACTTGGTTTAACTGATGTTGTTTTAATTGACTTCGGTACAGCAAACCAATCAGAATATTGTTTATCCCATTCTTGTATTGTATCATATCCTGTCTCCAACCAATTCTGTAGTTCACCCATTCCATTCTTTGTAATAAACTGAGCTACTCCACTTACAGAACATCCTATTCTTCTATTTCTTAACATAACCCTATTGGTTTCAGCCCAATGAGTTCTTCCTAATGTAACTGTTTTAGCATACAAATATGCATATTTTAAAGTTCTTTGATAATCTTCTAATGAATCGTGATTGTGTGGAAATGTTTCTACTAAACAACATAACTCGTATGATTCTAGTGATTGTTCTAAACAAGGATTACCGCCCATTACCCTATGGTCTTTATCATCCCCACCATTCTTCATACGAGAGTAATGTCTCATATTATCTAACCAAGCAAAGCCTGGTTCTCCATTATCTACTATTCTTCGACATACATCAGTATAATCCATACCGAGTTCTGCATATATACTATTATTAGAAGTCCAACCATATGTCTCCCTATCCGGATTTACTTTGTAATTTTTTAAATCTAAATACTCTTCATCGTGCGGATCACCAAATACAATCTCAGCAGTTCTTCTTACATTACCTGCTACAACACATTTGCCAATCAGATTCATTATGTCTACAATTGTTGTTATTGTTATTGGTTCACCTTCATTTTTTTCTAAAACCTTTATTATATCTTTGTGTACTTCAAGCAAAGGTTCGTGACCACTTGATACTCCACCAAATCCTGCGATTGGTTCTCCAGCCGCTCTTATCTTTGAGTAATCAAATTTGATAGGAGCAGTTCCGTGAAAGTAACTTTCTAAAAGAACTTTAAGAGACTCAACCCAACCCTCACGAGTATCTGGTATTTCAAATAGGGATTCATCACGACTTTCGTCTATACCCTTTACGATAATCTCACCAGCACCCTTAGTATCAAATCCAACTCCTACTCCTAACATACTTGCATCCATAAGGAAACAGAATGGTTTAGCATAGTCATCTTTTATTGTTGATGTTGATACAAATGCACAATTGTTGAGGGCGGCGTATAAACCCTTTTCTTCGGTTATGGCTGTTCCCATAGCCCAAAGTCCACGGCCAGGTGGCAAAAACTTCATACTGAAAATGCGCTCATACATATCTTGCGCTGACTTTTGAGCTTGCCACGGATTCCACCCTAATTGATGTCCATCAATGTGATTTTTTTGCATAGAGTATGTTCCCTCTACGACTCTTCTAACTGTTTCCCACCATCTTTCATTCTTTCCATCTTCTTTAATTCTTGAGTAGGTTCTCATATAAACCAACTCACCTAATCCGTTGAAACCGAATGGTGGTTTTTTTCTTTTAAACTTATTTATAAAATTTTCTGATAATGTAAATTTTTCCATCGTAACTCCTAAATTAATCTGTTTGTTTCTCACAATCAATAAATATAATATATACCGATTCTTCTTTACTCAAATCCTTCAGTTTTTGGTTTTAAGTCATTATATTTTTTAGATAATGTTTGTCTTAAATATTCTTCTGAATTATCCATCTTACCTTGTGCTGATTTCCCACCCTGCGTTGATGCTTCATACACTTGTATGTGACCTGTATTTGTATTGATTTCTGCAGGAAATGTTATTCCATCAATACCAAATCTGTTTTTGATTACATGCACCCTACCAGTATTAGCAATCTTATCCTCAACCTTTCGACTAACTGACATAACAAAGTCTGCTGTCATAACCTTACTATAATCCTCTGATACTTTACTAGCATCAATCACATCTTCTTCTAACGAACTTCTATTTGCCTGTGAAGCAGTCCATATTGGAATATCAAACTCACCAGCCATACCACGAAGATTCTCATAGGTTTCACCAGTAGCATGCCTCTTCTCTTTATAGAATGTGGTTGGTTTTAAAATATCAGCATAATCAACTATAACCACATCAGGTTTGATTTCCTGTATTTCCATCTGTTTCAGATGAGAAGCTAATGTATTTACCGAAGCAGAACGAGTTGGATAGTATTTTATAATCAACTTACCTTCTAACTTATCTATAACTTTCTGAACATCATCTTGATAGTATTTTATATTAGCAGTTGGTGTACCACTAAACACAGTATCATATCTTAGTCCAACATAAGCCTCATTCAATTCTAAAGTATAATGAACTACAGTCTTACCTTGCTTTACCAAATGAGCAGCCAGAGATTGTAAGCACCAAGTCTTACCAACACCAGCAGCAGCAACTAATACTCCTAACTCACCACCAGCTAATCCACCATCCATTACATTGGTAATAGAATCCCAAGGTGTTGGTAATGTCTCCCTTACTGATTCTGTAAGTCTGTCGTTTAGAGATATAATATAGTCATGTCCTAAATCTCTTTCACTACCAGCTTTCATAGCCGCATCAATTATTACCTTTATCTCATCATATTTCTTTTGTTCTAATAAATCAACCGATTGCATAATCGATTCTTTAATAACCTGATTCTTACAGAAACCTAAAGTCTCCTGTTTTACAAACTCTAAATCAGTAGCCTCTATGTTTCTCCAAGCTTCTTTAAGATTCTCAATGATAGATACTTTTAATATCTCATCATCCATTTGAGTTATTTTTATTTTGAGAACTTCTAATGTAGGAGCTTTTCTAAACTCCATAAAATACTTACTAACTTCTTTTGTTAGCCATTTATTGGCATCCGAATCGAAGAACTCTGGTTCTAATATATCGCTTATTGTTTGTATGAACTTATTGTCCGACAGTAAAGATGAGATTATCTTTGATTGAAATGTCGGACCGAATTGATTAAAATTCTCACTCGCCATATAGTTCTCTTCTTTGTATTTCTTTTAATTCCATTTGTTTTTTCCTACGGTAGCGTTCTCTAGCTTTTGCTTGTAGAACAACCCTATTCCTGTGATAATATTCCATAGACCATTTACGCTGTGCTTCTCTACGTTCTTCTTCTGAAATGTATTTACGTTTTCTTCCCATATGTTTTCTCAGCCATTTGATTGAGTTTAGCAAAGCATTGTACTAACCAACTATCCATATTTGGTAATGTAGCAAATAATCTATCCTCAATAAATCTCTTTTGGAATTGTATTTTATTTAACCTATTAATAGGTTCTCTGATTTTGTCTAAGATTTTAGTTTTAGCAGAAGCGCTGATGTCTACTTCATCTAATTGCATTAACCGATAATTTCTTTTCAACAACTCTTCACTCTCTTTAAGCTTTTCATCTTCTTTAATAATGTCATCTATATTAAGTATCTTATCTTCGAGCAAAAGCGGTAGTTTTTTTTGAATAGTTTTTAATCCCCAACCACGAACACCATTTATATTATCAGACTTATCACCATCTATAGATCTGTAGACAGCAAAGTTATGAGATGGTATACCATAGTCCTCTAATACTTTAGGAGGATCGTACATCTTCTTTTTCGTTGGAGACCAAACCGATACTCTGTGATTTACCAATTGAAGAAAGTCTTTGTCCGTAGACATTAAAACTATTTTAGATGTTTTTAGGATTTGTTTAGTTACATAAGCCATCGTATCATCAGCTTCTATACCCTCAATCGTAATCGATGTGATTGGAAGATAATCTAAATAATCTATAACTCTCGTTAATTGCATAATCATAGATTGGTGTTCATCTTCTTTATCATTGAAATCATAGGAACGATTGAGTCTTTCCGACATATTCCTACCAGCCTTATACTCTGGAAATACTTTTTTTCGGCGGTTAGACCCACCTTTACCATCAAATACTATGACAGTTCGGGTAGGTCTAATAGTCCTTATAGCGTATCCGACTGACCTAAGAAAACCAACTATTCCCCCAACATGAGCTCCGTCATCATTGAGAGTTGGTATAGCGCTAAAACATCTTATGAATGTATTTAGTCCATCTATAATCAGTACCTTATCATCAGGTTCTTCTGAGTCTAATTTACCGCCTTTGTTTTTTATCTCTTCAAGTATCGAAAGGTATTTGGCATTAGTCACCTAACACCTCTTTTGTAATTTCTACATCATCAATACCTAAATCAGCTTTGGTGTATTTTAGTATAACTTTGTCACAGATAAGTTTATAGCAATAAGATTTAAACTCTTCATCCTCTAACTTCTCAGCCCAATCCTTAGATTGAAACTTAATCTCCTCACCTTTATGGTCTTTCATAGTATACCAAGCACCACCAACCTTTACACAATTGTGGTCTTTAAGAACTTGTAACCAACTACCCTCATCATCTACACCACTTTCAAAGTAGAGTGGAAACTCAGCCTTTCTTAGTGGAGGACCCAAACGATTCTTAATCACTTGAGCCAGAATAGTCATACCAATAGTATTCTTTTTACTATCTTTAATCTGTCCTTTGTTCTTTAGTCTCACGCGAGTTGATGCATGAAAAGGAAGAGCCTTACCACCTGATGTAGTCCAAGGGTCTCCGAACATTACTCCGAGTTTTTGTCTTAACTGATTTGTGAATACCAAAGCAACTCTTTGTCTACCAATCATCTGAGTAATCTTTCTCATAGCCTTTGATATGATAATAGCCTTTGAAGTAGCCCAACCATCTTTGTCATAGTCTGCATTTAATTCAACCTTAGTTGTAGCAGCAGCTAATGAATCTACTAAGATGGTTACTAACCTATCCTTATCTGATTCTCTAACTTTGGTTACGATTTCTTCAATAGCTTCAAATATATCTTCTATTGTTTCCAAATGAAGATACAACATACTATTAATATCTACACCAATAACTCCTAAGAAATCTTCACTTACTGCTGTCTCTGTATCTATGTAAACAGCGACACCACCTTTCTTTTGAGTTTCGGCAAGTAGATGGGCACCAACTAATGATTTACCACTACTTTCCAAACCATTCAATTCTGTAATCCTACCAACTGCAATACCACCATTAGGGCGATTTGAAATTGCTAAGTCTAACATTGTTGAACCTGTTGAAATGTATTCTTTTATATCCGTTGGTGTATTGTCTGTACCATCTAAGAAATAAGCAACCTTATAGTCTTTGAATTTCTTATTTAAAGAGTCGGCAAGAACTCCAGC